AAATCTTTTGAAAATGTCAAAAAAAATCTTTTTGTATATGGAGAAAATAGTGTCGGTAAAACTTTTTTAATTAAAAATATCATAAAGGAATTAAGTTATGACATGTTATATTACAATAATATAAATAATCGCAACAAAACGGATATTACAACAGGATTCAGTGGCAATCAAAATGTTGTTCAGTTGTTTCATCGGATTCAGAAAAAAATTATTATAGTTATTGATGATGTAGAACACATGAATACCGGTGATAAAAATGGAATTTCTTCTTTGACAAAAGTAGTGCGTTTAAAAAAAACAAAAAAACAACAAACGGAAGAGTCTTCTGCGAATCAAATCATTTGTATTGGTACTTCTTTACAGGATAAAAAAATGAAGGAATTGGCAAATACTTGTATTCAATTTAAAATAAACTGTCCTACAAAAACACAAATGCTCAAGATAATAAAATTACTAATGCCAGATAAAAAAGAATATCATGAGAACATTTTAAACTACACGGGATTGAATATTCGAAAATTAGAGAGTTTGTACAATATATACATTAAAAATAAGACGATAATAAATTTTGAATTTTTGAATATCACTAGAAATAATTATTCTACGAATGAAAATAAACTTTTTACGAAAAATATTATAAATATGAGTAGTGGAAATTATTCTTTGAATGATTTGGATAAAAATGTAATAGGTTTAATATGGCACGAAAACATTATCGATGTACTTTCAAAAATTCCTCCAAATAAACGAATCGAATTATATATTTATTTTTTGCAGAATATTTGTTTTGCGGATTATATAGACAAGTTCATTTTTCAGAAACAAATATGGCAATTGAACGATTTAACATTCTTAATAAAAGTAGTAAAAAATATGAATTATTATCAGTCATTTATTCACGAGAATCCATCCTTTAAGTGTCATTTAAATGAAGCAAGATTTACAAAGGTATTAACGAAATATTCAACCGAATATAATAATTATGTCTTTTTAAGGGATTTGTGTCAAAATATGCTGATTGATAAAAACGATTTGCTTTATTATTTTCTAGAAAATAAATCAAAGGATTTATCAAAATTAGAACAATATGAAGTCACAACTTTAAATATAAATAGAATGTTTAAATTTTTAGATAAATTATTAACGGGGGAGGACATTCAATGATTTAGGAAGAATTACTTCAAAGTTTGTTAAATCATTTGGTTCAACTTGATAACAGTTCCAGGAATATGATATTTAAATTCGGAAAATAATTTATGATTAAGTTTAACGTCTGATTTTTCGAGTACATAAATTTATATTAATTTCTCATTCTAAAGTATGTCGGGTTGGTTAGATTTGGTTAAAAAAACATTTAAAGAAGGAAGGGCCAAAAATAAAGATTATCAGTATAAACAAGCCATGATAGATGCAGCAAAATTAAAAAAAGGACAGTCTGTAGGTGCCCCAAAATCAAAAAGTAGGCGAAACAGGGGGTCGCGTAAAAGATAAGTTTTTGAATGTATATTATATGTATAAAATAACACGTTATACATATAATAAGGCAAAAAAGATTGGAGTTAAGGTAAAACCTTCCACACGAAAAAACAAAAAGATTGATGTCTATAAAAATAACAAAGTAATTGGTTCAGTAGGTGCCTATGGGATGAACGACTTTCCTACATATATTCAGAAATGTGGATTATCGTACGCCAAAAAACGCAGAGAATTATATAGAAATCGTCACAAAAAAGACCGCGGTAAAAAATGGACAAATGGATGGTTGGCCGACCAGCTTTTATGGTGATGTCATTAAATGGATACGATGCTTCGTCGTTTTCTTGTGCCAACGCTGCTTTGTTTTGGGTGACAAATCTACGTAAAAATGGCGTTCATATTGTTCTGGTGAATCGTAAAAAAGAATAAGTGGTGTTTGACCTGTTTCGCCCGTAGCAATGATTACGCTAAAGAGTGAATCTTCGTCTTTTGACCCAAATTTTACCTTGTAAGGAAGATTCGTTATTGCATTCATCGCGTGTGTATTGCTAAAGTTTGTTTCAAAAACAGTAATAAAAAACTTGACACCATCAATTTTTCGCCTGAGAACATGTTTTCGAGGATTAATATCCTTTACAACATTTTCAATCTCTCGTTCTTCATTTTCTGGAATCGGTAAAAATCTGTCGTCCTTCTTTGAGTAATCCATTGAACACGTTCTTATATATACATATGCATATTCTTTATATTGTTTTTACAAGTTACGATAAAAGGTTATCAAATGAGGGTCTTCAACAAAATCTTCCAGGCAAAAAGTTGTCTCCTCCACATTTTTATCCAGTAATTGATTTTTATCGACTGTGTTTGAAGTATGTGCGATAACCAAAATTGTTTTTTTAGGGTCCAATTGTTGCAAGGGAATGGTCCATTTTTTTAGAAAAAACTTTTCCTCGCCTTTTTTATCATTATTATAAGCTGTTTGATTTAATAATTTACGTTTAAAACCAAAAGTTGCAGCTGTTGCGTGATTTGGTCCGTATGGTCCAAATTTATATATTTTTTTCAAATTAGAAAAATATATATACATGATACTCGAGCCACAGATTAAAGAAGAGTGTAACGATTCTATTACATGCTCAATCCGCTGTGGTGGATAATAATCATCGTCATCAATATAAATTAATATATCTCCTTTTGTATATTTATGTATTAAATTTCTTTTTGCACCAATAGTCATTTTTTCAACTGCGTAATAGCGAACAAAAGGTATATCCTGAACCAAATCTTGGATTTTATCATCTCCATCATCGACAATAATCCATTCTATGGGTCCTTTATAGGTTTGATTCATGACACATTTAATCATTGTTTCTATAAATGGACGTCTATTATGTGTAGGAGTACATAATGAAATCATGACTTTATTATGTAATCTTTTTATTTTATTTCATAAAATGAATTATTTTGCTATTTGGAAAGTGCTGCTAATTTTAGAGCCTGGTTTTCCAAAGTCCGTTTATTTTCAGCCTCTTGTCTTGCGGCCAACTCTTTTGCAGCCTGCTCTTTTTGTCGTTCCTCGTATAATTCTCTAGATTTTGCTAATCGTTGAAGGTCTGGTTGTGGGTCAAAAAATGGTTTTTCTGGTACGTTCGAAGCTTGGTCAGTATCCTTTGCCAAAGGTGAATCTGTTTCCAAAGGTGCAGCAGACGGGACTTCCGGAAATTCTGACAACTCATTTGAATCCAAAGGCACATCCGTGACAGACGCCTTTTTAGGTGTCAATCTCGCCAAAATACTTTTTATCATTTTTTTAATAGATGTGTAAAATATCAAAATTCCAAAAAACATGCAGGTAAATGTTACTGCGCCAATAGTAGGATTTATTGCACTAGCTAATATAACAAACGCGAATAACATGAAAAAGATAATCCATTCATTTGTACAACAAAAGATTGGGAATAATTCAAAAAGTATATATGAAAAATCCAGCTTCTTTGTTTCGTCATTATATGTATAATTGCCATACGAACGACACATTACACATGTAAAAAACATAAACATCATTGCAGTTGGTAAAAATTGGCTAACGATAATAAAAAAGTTAAACCATAACCAAGCGAAAAGGCATCCAAATAAAGTACATATTGCAAATATTTTGGCTACCAAATTCGGCCAAAAATAATCAAAAAATGGATAGTTCAAAAAACGTAAATGCATACGTTTATCAATCTCATAATAATTTACTAAATTAATACTCCAAAACAAACTAGAAAATGATAAAATAAATACAGGGATGTAAATTAACGTGGAAGTGGAATGAACGATACTCGTTAAAATTGTAAATACGGAAGGAATTGTATTTTTGTCAATCGTCGTTGATACCATACTAATAGTATTACTCAAAGCTAGTAATAATACAATAATAATGGCAACAGTCGCAGTCATTCCATTCGCAAAAATATTATTGGTAGTAGTAAAAATAGTCGTAAATGTCGTCCAAAACCAATTTATGGGAAATGTATTACTCAATATATTTGGATTGACTTCTCCTTCACCAGCACTTATATCCATATCCGCATCTAACGAATATACCGTTCCAGGGATACCTGTATTAAAATCATGTCTGTATAACCAGTTATTATAATAAGGTTCGTATGAAAATTTTATAGGAAGAAACACCTTGGATTTTTCATTATTTTCATCTTTATGATTATAAGTAAAATAATCACAATCATATTCTTTGTCTATTAATCTCTCTTTGTCTCCTGAAAAAAATTTATCATAAGCTTCATTGCTGCTTTTTCGATAGGATAAATTATCAGGAAATCCACTAATAGTACCAACGACACTTTTACCCATTCTGGTCATTATAATATATTTGAACATGATAGACCCACTAATCATAAAAATGGCAACAAATAAAATATAAAATACAATCAACAGACCAACATCTTTTAATAATTTTGTATTCGAATTAGGGTCCTCTTCGTCTTTAGTTGGTTCAGTTGGTTCAGTGGGGTCAGTTTCTACAGTATCCGATTCAAACCCTTCCTTGACTGTTTCTTTTACTGTTTCATAGTCAAAAAACTGATGTATCATACATTATATGTATAAAAAATATACACTCTTAATTCGCATACGCCATTCCACAATTACCACTCATAAATGTGAGGACATTTATCCTTTCTTCCATTAGAGTCAAGTTATAATTATATTCATAAATTCTCCACGATGGTTTATTTATTCCAATTAATTCTCCGGTAGAAGGGTCGCAAATGGTTAGTAGCTGTGCTAATGGGTCAAGAGGAGGTATAATCGTAGTAAATTCGAGTTCAATCTTACTGAATGCGCTCATATTTACAGCTCCCGACATTTGAGATGTGTATGGATTGGTATTTAAACAAAAATTGTAACAAAATAATCCAGATGGCGCATTACCTTTAGAAGCGTTATATTTTTCTATATAATCATACACTCCTGAAGGAAGTGTATTTTCTCGATATGACCCATCAAATAAAATAGCTAAATTTACCATGATGTCTTTTATGTTTTGCGCTCTATAAACGTTTGTAATCATAAACCCCGTTTGTTTTCCATTTTGTTCTACCCCTGGTCCAATATAATAAGGGATATCTATGGGAGGGTCTGAAACATTTTGTCTATATACAAGAACGTTTCCTTCATCGGGTGCATTAATCACATCATATGGGAGATAAGTATAAGGCCAGTTTGTATAATTACTCCATTCATTTCTCAAATTTACATCACTCCGTTGAAAATAAAACATCCAGCTGGTCACTAAACCCAAAGAATATAACTCGACACGATTTGGTCCGGTAACATTGTAAAAAGGAGTCTCTACCACTTGTTTCACAATATATGTTTGTTCCTTTGTCGCAAAGGTTCTTTGTTCCTGTTCTGATAAAAAACAATAAGTGGATATTAAATTAACATCTGCATTCCAGAGTGCTCTTCTATCTTTGTAAGATTCTATCCCCAAAATAGCATCAGGAGGTGGCTGTAAAAAACGATGCATCTGCGAATAAAACAAATTAAAATTGGGAGAGACATATGGGAAGTTATTGTAAGCATCATAAACATCTCTAATTTGAAATAATTTGCAAATGGGTTGAAATGTTATTGTAATTGTTAAAATATTGTATTGAAGCGAAGCGAGCGGAAAGGCACTTTGTGGGGTTAAACAAAACCATGCATTCAGAGGGACATATAATGTTTTGCCAACAATGGAAGGATAAGTACCAACCGGGTCATTTGTAAAGTATGAATTCGGATAGGAATTGACGCGAGCACCTGCATTCGCTGGGTCCGTCAATTCAGGAATATTACCAATCATTTCACTAAAAAGCTTATACTTTGTAGAGGAAAAGTCGCGCTGTGCCATCGACAAAAGATAATTTCCTGTATATTCTTGCAATAACTGACCCCCACAAGTAATACTTACTTTTGAAATCATTTTAGCACCTATATTTTCAATCCACCGAAACTCATAAGGAGCCCATCTTTGTGTGTTTGCAAGAGTATCATTCGTAACTGTCGAAATAGATTCGCGTGGAGGCATAATGGGACTCCAAATATTTGGCAACGTCACCGACAAATAAGTATCCATTAAAAGGTCAGCATATCGTGGGACATTAAATGTAAATACTGATTCTTCTTGTAATTTTAATGTAGTAGAACCTTCGTAATCTATTCTAAATTTTTGCAAACCAAAATTAGTGTATTTGCTATAAGTTGTTTTAAAAAATGTTTTTGTTGGATTTCCATTTAATATAATATTGTTATTTCCTTCAGAAACTAAATTTAAAAGACCTCCGGGCATATTATTGTAATTAATATAATATTTAAATATTAATTAAAAATATGGAAGAAAAATACACGACAAAAATAAATAATTTAGTTTTGAACACGATAAACTCTGTTTCTAAGAATTTTAATAAACAAGGAATAATGGCACTCACCATATTTTTCATTTTTTTAAGTGTTCTCGCATTTGTTTCTGTCAGTTTATATATAAATTGGACATTGTATAAAAAAGACGAGTATGGGTGTAGTAAAATATCATCATTGGTGCCAACAACCCTTTCTTCTATCAATATGAGTGATACTTATAGTTATCCTGTGAATTTTTATTATATTAAAACCGCGTACAACTGTTGTAGCGAAGGAAGTTATGTCAATGATTACGTAAATTTATGTGTTCTTGAGAAAATCATTACACAAGGTGTAAGGTGTTTTGATTTTGAAATTTTTAATATAGATGATATTCCTGTTATTTCTACATCTACAAATAATAATTACCGGATAAAAGAAACTTTTAATTATGTCGTATTCTCAGATGCTTTCGAGAAAATAATAAATCAAGCATTTAATAGTTTATATTGTTCCAATTATTCAGACCCTGTATTTATCAGTCTTCGCATGAATACGAACAATATAAATGTATATAATAATATTGCCAAAATTTTTCAAGAATATATAAATCAATATCTCCTCGAAGATAAATATAACTATGGAAATATTGAAAACTTTTGTGCGACAGTCCCTTTAAATGTATTGATGAAAAAAATAGTTATTATGGTAAATTCGCCAAATACACTCCTGCAGAATTCAGATTTGGACGAGTTTGTGAATATCAACACGGGACCAACTACACCAAATTTTAAATATGTACCTTTTTCCACGATTAAATCAAATTTTAAGGACGAAACCATTTTATACACGAAAGAAAGGGCCATTTTTGTTTCCCCTGACATTGAAAATGGAAAACCATTAAATCCGGAATCATCCGTATGTTTCAAATTAGGTGTTCAATTTATAGGAATGTCTTATCAATATAATGATGGCAACTTACAATCATATCAATCATTTTTTGATAAATATGCATATGCGTTTATTATGAAAAATGAAATATTATTACCTAAAAAATATGACTTGAAAATTACTGTACCAGGCGAAGAATCAGACCCAAATAAATGTAATGAAATAAAAATAGGCGATACAGTTGTAAGTAGTTTTGGTACCGGTTGTAAATAATATTAATATATTGTATGAAACAAATTGAATTGTTAAAAGCGGCAGTGGAAGAAGCAGAGAAAAAAAATAAGATAAAATTATTACATACAGATGGAGTGAAAAAAATGTTTGAAATTGTAAAATATTTTATCAAAAAGAATAGATGTATTTGTTATGGTGGAACTGCTATAAATAATATTTTACCCAAAAAAGACCAATTCTACGAATCTTATGAAATTCCAGATTATGATTTCTTTTCAAAGACACCCATGGAAGATGCGATACAACTGTGTGATATCTATTATAAAAATGGGTTTAAAAATGTGGAATCAAAATCTGGTGTTCATGTCGGGACATATAAAGTATTTGTTGATTTTATCCCTGTTGCAGATATAACTTTCATAGAACCATATTTTTTTAATACCATCCTTAAAGAATGTATTGAAAAAAATGGGGTCCTTTACGCACCACCCAACTTTTTAAGAATGGCAATGTATATAGAATTATCAAGACCAGATGGAAATTTGACCAGATGGGAAAAAGTTTTTAAAAGATTAGAATTGTTAAATAAAAATTATCCAATTAAAGCGTCGTGTAATCCAAATTCATCATCGCAAAATCCTGTTATATTCGAAATATTATTAAAAACTTTTATAAAAGAAAATGTTGTTTTTTTTGGCGGTGAAGCACTCTCAATATATTCAGACGTATTTTTGAATAATCAACCATTTTTTGATGTTATAAGTACTCGCGCAAAAAATGTAGCTATAGAATGTATTAGACAACTGAAAAAATCTAATATATACGCAAGGATGATAACACATGAAAAAATAGAAGGATATATTGGCAAAAGCTATGAAATAAGTATAGATGGCGTTCATAATGCGTTTATTTATGAACCTGACGCCTGTTATAATTATAATACCATAATGAAAAATGGTAATAAAATTAACATTGCTACGACAGATACGATGTTAAGTTTTTATTTCATGTTTTTATATTTGAATCAAGACCAGTATGACCCTAAACGTATTATTTGTATGTGTCAGCATTTAATTAAAATTCAAGCCCGTGGAAAAGATAAACGTTTCTCATTAAAATGCATTGGTACGCAAAAGACACAACGAGACATCCTTATAGAAAAGGATGCGCTTTTTAAAAAGTACAAGAATGACAAAGGTAATAAAAATTTTGTCGAGGTATTTTTTAAATATGACCCAAGCGAAAAACCACAAACACACAAACATCCAAAACCATATCCAAAACCATACAAATCAACTCGCAATAAATTCAAACCATACAAACCAACTCGCAATAAATTCAAACCAAAACCACATAAAACCCGTAAAAATTTTTTGAGTATTTTTAAATATTAAAAATTGACTGCAATTATAATTTTGCTAATAACATAATAAAATAATCCGAACATTATACTAAACCCAAAATATCCTTGGATGTTAGAATTGCCATCACTTGAAAACATGAATGGGAAAATTTTAAACATAAATGTTCTAAAAACTGGCAATTGGAATAAAAAATAGATAATAGAAAGAAGTATTGGTAGTTGCATTTCATCGTAAATTTTATCTAGACTTTCATCTCTTTTAAAAGTCTCCTTTTCTTTTATATATTTTTCACCTGGTGGAAGATAGTTTGGTCTGCTTTCACTATCTATTTCATTTTGTAAGGGAATATCTCTTGGAAGAAGCTGTGTATCTCCTTTGATGGACGCTTCGTTGATATCATTTAATAATTGATTCACGATAGATGGTGTTAGTTGTGATTGCTGCGAAGTTGTATTTTGGACATTTGCAAGTTCTTCTAAGGAAGTGCTCATATACAATGATAAAAATTAGTTTTTATCTTAATTACGCAAATTCAACAATTTGTTTTTTTTTGTCAAAGGTTGTCGGAATTGCCTCGAAAATATAACATTTATCATTGTATTCAAAAATATTCCCTATAATATCGTTTGGTGGAGGAGCTTTATAAATAACACATTCACCATTTTTACACAATTTTCTAAATAAACACGAAAGTCCTATTCCTAGAATAACGGAAGAAATGTATCCCCCCGTTGTTGTGTGAATAAATTTAGAAAGGTTCATATATTATAAATGTTTTTTATTGTATTGGTATCTGTTTTATAGTCGTGGTATCAGCTGGGCATTCAACTTCTTTCGATTTGAAACGAAAGTATTGACCAGATTTATCTTTGAACAATACGTTCGAAGAATTTGTCAAAGTTGGATAGACATACACTATTTTATTTTCTTGACCAACCACATATAAAAAAAATAATCCTATAAGAAACGAAACAAAAAATATTTTAAACGAAATTTTTCCAAACATATATTCTACAAATATTAACACTCAAGCCTCAGTTCCATCCATATATTTCCTAGCATATTTTGACCAATCACCTCTATTTTACCATCTACTACGACTGCCTTACCCTCCCACATTTGGTTTTTAACTTTTTCTTCGCTAGCACGCATTGCAGGATGAACTAAAATTTTATTGCTTTCACATAAAACAGCTTTCACTTCTTCGTAATTATCATATTTATATTTACAAATTTCTCTTTGTACGTCGATACTTGTTTCTTTCCACATTTCTAATTCTTCTGATGTTAGTATAAACCCCTTTCCTTGTTTTTTAACAGCCTCTCCTTTTTCCTTACAATTACCCTTCAAAAATTTTTGAGAATATTTCAACAAATCATCCTTTCGTTTTCCTTCGCTTAACATCCCTATTCTATAAAATTTTTCACCATGAAAACAACATTCACCGCTACTATATTCACGATTATCTATAGTAATATCACATCCCCAAAAATTAGTGAGACAACGCCCCTCTTCCTTTTTAAAGAAAAAATTCATTACATATTTTTTTAAAATAACTTTATCGGATATTTTAGGACCATTTTCAATCTCACGATTTACTTCATCCAAAACTGTGTCCAAAACAGTGGATTCATCAGGAACGATTTTTATTTTTATTCCTTGAGACTCTAAATCTACGTCAGGTTTCAAAACAGGTTCCATCTCTTCTTCCATCTCTTCTTCCATCTCTTCTCCCAACTCATGTTCCAACTCACCGAGAACAGTTGGTCTTAAAACAGTGTCGCTTTGGACATATTTATTTAAATCTGCATTTTTCACGAGCTCTCCATCTATGATTTCTATGGAATCAATTGGCAACTCTCTTTGTATTAGTTTGTATTGCCCCTTTTCTTCTTCTACATTATTTTGTATATAGGACGACTTCATAATTTCAGCGTTTTTAACCATTATGTCTTTATGGATATTAATGGCTCTTTCAAGAAACTGAATCGAACCAGTCGTTCTATATTCTGCAACAGATGATTTGCACAAAGCAATCAATTCATCTCGTTCTCTTTTATACTCTTTTATTTTCATTTCATCTGGTTTCAAATCGACTAATAATTGAAATAACTGTTCTGATTTTACGATAGCTTCATTTAATTCTGTTTTTAATTGTTGAAACGTTTGAACAGTTTCTTGTTCTGTTAAAAACCCAAAAATAAGGTCGTTTTTAATTTCAATAATTTTATTTTGTAATGCATCTATTTTTTTGGTCTGTTCATTCAATTCTTTTGTTAGTAATCTGAATGGAGGTATGATAATTTCTATACTACATGGATGTTTGTTTTCACAGGTTGCTATTAATTTACGATTTTCCTCTGCTTCAATGGAGAATACCGAACTACCCTTTCTGTGACAAATCACACACTTTGGATTGTCTTTATTATCATCATCTTCTTTTAAAGAATAGTAACGATTCAATGTACTCCAGAAAACGCCATTCAAATCTCCCATAATATATTTTATAACGTTAATATTATATTTTAATTACTTTTAAATAATATGGAAAATATAAAAGTAATTAAAAGTGAAATAGTGAATGAATCAGAAGAAAGACATGAAACACATGAAGCACACGAAAACGATAATATAAACCATTTAACACTGCGATACATGATGAATCGTGATTTATACGAAAATTACATTATCTCAAATCACGATGACCGTGTTGCCAATCTAAAAGAAGAACAAAAATTTTACCGAAGTCGTATTTTTCAATTAGCTAAAGTTTTGCTTTTAACAGATAAAGAGCGCGAAAAATATTTTTCAATGAATCCATCCTTTGATATTTCACAAATTTCATTCGATGTATTTACTATATTTGACGAGTTTATCAAGATAGCCATTCAAAACTTTAAAGTAATAGACACTAACGAAATTTTTCAGAAAGAATCTACACTTGAAGAAGATAGGGAGACAACCGTTTCGGAATTTAAAGAACATATCCCATCGAAACAAAAAACACTGGATAAATTCTTGATAAAAACAGCGGAACCAGTCATTTACCCCGAACAAAAAGTAGTTGATATTAATGATGTAAAATTTAAAAAAAAAGGGTTGCGTAAAAAAATAGGGTTAATTTAAATATTTGATAAACTTATGGGTGGAACAAAGAAGATGCGAGGAGGAACAAATTGTAGCCCAACACGTACAAAGAAAAATGGAACTTGCTTCAAAGAGTCTGAATTATTACACATTCGTAATGTATGGAATAATTATTCTTCCGATAAAATTCGCGCAACCAGCACAAGAGAAATTTGGAAACAACTTCATAACAAAATGAAAAATGTGTGTAAAACCGAAAATTGTTGGACAGAACAACCTTTTCTTCAGAGTAGTGAATTAAAATCGTCGTTTGCACCTAAACATCCAAATTCGTGGAATAAAAATCCAAACGAATGGTTATCTAGTGTCGATATATTAAGCGTATTAAAGCAATACGAAAAGGGATATAAATGCTTTAAATTTTTGGGTCCTTTCCCCATTGACTTTGATGGCGAAAAAGGAAAACCATGCGTGGAAAAAGAAATGTGCGAATTTCAACTAAAAGATTATATAAAACGGGGATACAAAAAAATTGGATTTGTTTTTAATACAGACCCGCATTACAAAAGCGGAGAACATTGGATATCTTTGTTCATTAATTTGAGAGCTCTTGAAATATTCTTCTTTGACAGTGCTGGAGACAAAATTCCCAGAGAAATTAAACATTTTGTGGATAGAGTCATTAGTCAAGGAAAACAATTATCTCCGCCTTTGAACATACGATTTGAACAAAATGATAAAACACATCAGCACACATCAACTGAATGTGGAATGTATGCACTATATTTTATTATTAATATGTTGAAAGATACAATTACAAGCAAAGAAATAAAAACAAAACGAATTCCAGATAATCATGTTTTTAGGATGCGAAAAAGATATTTTAACGAGGCTTAAAAAAAGATATTGACCCAAGTGGGTCTCACTTTTACGTTTATTTTACGTTTATTTTACAATTAAAAATTTTGAAAATTATTCTTACCTATTCTGACCTACAAATTGGGCAACATTTTGACCACCCAACTAAACATTTTTCACAAAATGAATGCACACATTTATAATTCAAAATACACATTGTTTTTTCATAGCAAATACCACACTCTTTTACACAATCCCTGGGTTTTGACTCCAAATATTTGATTCTATCTGTTTTTTCTCTTTCTTCTTTTGTCATACTTACATCACGCAATCGTATATTTTCCATCGCTATTTCTCTCATCTCGTACAAAAGATTTTCTTCCTCTGAATTCAAAATCAAAGGGAATCCAAACCGATAATGTGTAGAGTTTATGTAGTCTTGTCTATTTTCATTGCATCTAAAAGTAAAGCCTACACTCCACGCTCTTTCCATTTGCACAATTCTTCTTTTGTGACACTCTTTTAATCTTCGAGCCTCCAATTTCTGTTCTTCTTTTATTCTGCGTGCTTCCATTTTCTGCGCTTCTTTTAATCTTCGAGCTTCCAATTTCTGTTCTTCTTTTAATCTTCGAGCCTCCATTTTTTGACGCGAATTGTATATCCGTTCAAGTTCAATCGCAGCCTTTTTGTTAGCATTGTCCAATACTTTTTCCATGCTCATCCGTTCCATAATTGTAAAGTCCCCAGATGCCGACAATTCTGCTAAAAGTCTTAAGTTTGCCAAAGTTTGCATTACGTGCGTTTTTTGTTTCGGTGCATATTTTTTGCGATAACCCTTTTTTCAATTTTTTAAAGGGTCGGACTAAAAATAATTTAAACAGATTTTGTATTAAAATACAATGTTTCTTACCGATGAAAACAAATATATGTTGGTAGAACTTATCCGTGACCTTCCAGGAGAAATGACTAAAGACCAAATTGAAGAATTGATGAAACAATTTTACACAGATGATTCCAAATCTTTATTAGAAACAAACAAGCTTTTTTTATTATATTACTTGCAAGTAGTAAATGACATGGAAACAACAAAAATAAATCCTCCTAAAATCGAAATAGAAATCCCACCTATTTCTATGGAAGCACTCATGATGGAAATTACCTTTATTAAACAGGAATTAATGGAAATTAAAAAAATGTTATTAGTTTCGACGTTAATCCAACAAAATTCTTCCGTTGCGCAAAACACCGACAGGAATTAAATTACTTTTTTCGTACTCGGAATGGTCATAAACAATTCCAGTCTCTTCATTAACAGCATAAAGAATACCCTTTTCAGTCCATTCTGTTGCCTGCCATTTTTTCGTTTCCACATTCAATCTTCTTGTTTTATCATCGACATCTTTATTGTAAGAAGGCGTTGTTGCAAAACCGGCGGGGTTTGTCCCGAAATTCATGCATTGGATATCGTCACCTTTTGGATGAATGGCGCAATCAATTGCCGATTCCTTAATAACTTGTGTTACTTGACGAATCATATCGGATTTTATTACATTTATTTCATAAAGAGCACCATCACTTGTCAAATAAACACGAGGATTACGTTTGCTTGCATCATTTTTTCTTAACTCGACCGCCGTCTCTTTTTTAATTTGTTCTTCGGTAAAAATCATTATATAAAGGAATACTTCTACCGTTCGTAATTCTTGAGGAAGTTGTTGATGACTACATATTCTTCTTGCACGACCGATGACCTGGTCTGTTCGCGCTGGATGCCAATAGGGTTCCATGATATGAACATAACGAGTGTTTTTAAGGTTAATTCCTTCTGACCCAGAGGCGGTAATCATCAATACCTTTATTATTTCTCCGTACATATTGGTCTCGTAGTCCTTTAATTTTTCAAAAATAAGAGGCGGAAATCCGACGGTATGCCATTCTCCATTAAAGATTTTTCGTAAAATTTCCTTTTCTTCTTTTGATTCTGTTCCCGAATATAGAGCAAAAGAAGGTACTCCAATCGGTGACACAATATCCCATCCAGAACTTTTTTTTTCTATTTTAAACTGTACAAACCCGTTTGCTTTAAGTACTTCACCAAAAATACCGATTCCTTCCATTGTTCGAAACTGACTATAAACTAAATGTAATCCGATATTGTCCTCATTTTTAATATTTTTTAATATATCTAAAAATTTAGGACTGAGAACACGGAGTGACTCTTCCGTAAGAAAAACAGACGCGTTTTCGACCAGATTCGCAAATGCCCTTGCCAAATCTTTTTTATATTGTACGGAACCTTCTATATCTTCATCTCCTTCCCCTTCAATCCCTTCAAATTCACCTTCGCCTTCAACCCCTTCAACCTCCGCAGCAGCATATTCTTCTTGTTTCACTTCGTCTATTCTTACCTTTTTAACCCTTTTGGGTGCAGCCTTTTTGGCTTTTGGGGTTTTTGGCTTTTCTGGTTCTATTTCTTCTAGTTCTTCTATTTCTTCTAGTTCCACTGGACCTTTTTTCTCTTCCCACCGCCATTCTAATCCGTAAGGTTTAATCTTAGGACTAGCCTCATCCTCTTCTTCATCTTCGCCTTTGCCATTTTTGGGCATTCCTCCTTCCATAGCATTTGGTAAAGGTCGACCAATTTCTATAGGCATCACAAAATTGCAAAACAAACGCGAAAATATACGATAAGAAGCCACAGCCTCCTCTTCGGTTTTACGAGCGCGCGTTTTTTTAGCGTTTCGTTCTCGTTGTCTTTCATTTATACGAGCTTTTTCATAGACTTCAAACTGGTAATCACTCATGGGAATTTCTTGAACATGCAAATCATCGGGTTCGTAACTGGGCATTAGTTCTTCTTGTGCGCTCTTAAAGTAAGATGTTAAACCGACGATACGTTTTTTAAGAAGGTTTGTATTTTTTAATTGCAAATCATTAATAAACATCTGACTGAATTCTTCCAAATTATCAGGCAAACATTTAAAATAATCTATTTTTTGACGTGAAATTTTTATATCATTTTCTGATAATATATCCTTTATTTTACCCAAAAAATTATTTTTGTTGTTATCAAAATTGACTCCTTGGTATCTTCCGCGCTGAAACATATTTTCAAACCCAAGTGGGTTTTCAGTAACCGTTAATGTTTTTGTATTTGGTGTGTAATCATAATAATCAATATTGTCGTCAGGATTATCTAATGTAAGTATATCATACAATTTCTCTTTTTTTACATCACCCTTGAAATCTAACTTAAACTCCCACGTTTTAATGTAGCCTCGCAAAATATTAAAAAGTATTCCAATTTCATTTGGGTAATTTACGATAGGTGTTCCTGTTAATAATACAATTTTTGCATTAATACACGACATTAAACTTTCGTACATTAATATCGCAAGAGGTTTCACTGCACCCTTTTTCGTAGAAACGGTTTTCAGTTTATTCACAATTCTGCTAATAAAGTTATGTGCTTCATCAATAACAATAACTTTATTATCAAAAAAATTGCGCCCATCGTTATAGTCCAACCATTTTTTCATACTTATACCATTATAACTAATAAATAAGTATTTTAAATGTATCATATCATTAATTTGAATATTTAACGATTTTTTATTTTCAGCCGACAAGGATGAATAATTAGGTGGTCCTGGTTTTACTAACCAGGCCCCTTGATTTTTACGAATAGTTTCCTCTGGGATTGAAAAAGTGCGATGCAAATCCAAAATGGCTGATTCTGTAGTAGCACTTGTTAGCTCCCAATTTTGATTTAATTTATACATGAAGTCGCCACATTCTTTTAATTGTGTAATATAATTGTCGCGCAATGAAGCTGGGGTCATGATAACAACCTGTTTATGATTTTTCATACCTTCAGCAATGCTAATAGATGAACACGTTTTACCTGAACCTAATCCATGAAAAAGTAAAAGGCCTCGATATGGTGTAAAAAGATTTATATAATCTCGTACAATTTTCTGATGAATCATGAGTTCTCTATTCACATTATCTTTTAAATTATCACACGTGATTTCACCGCTATCCTGAATAAGTTTTTTATAAGGCAAAAATAATTTATTTATAAAATTAATAAATTTCTCACGATTATTCATGATATAGGCAGGAGCTCTAATATTTACCATTTCTCTCGTTACTTTAGGAATTGGGTCAAATTGTTGAGCACGTTTAGGAAAAACTTTGGGTGCATCAGAAACGACCCTTATCATTTTTTTAGGCTTTTTTATTTTGTCTATAAATTGTTCTACATCAAATTCTTCAACGGGTTCCACAGCTTCTACCGCTTTCACAGCTTCTATCGCTTCTTCAGCTATTTTTGGTTTGACCATGGCGATTAAAAACCCCCTCTTTTTTTTAATTTCAGGTTTATTTTGTATTTTTTGTAAAATGTTTAGCATATATTAATGGAGAAAAAAGAATTTGGCTAAAAAACACGAATTGTTATGACCATTGGACATTTAAACACCCGTTTTAAAGACTACTAACAAAGTATTATCACAAGAATTACAAGATGATGGTATTTTCAATAATGTAAATAAACAATCTTTATATAGAGTTTCCCATTGGGTAATCTTACTTTCAAATAAATATTCAGCAGATTTACTTATATCCTCTATAATAAAATATCCGTTTGGGTTTAATTTATGTATGCTATTTTCAAAAAACGTAACATTAGCACTAAATGTATGTAATCCGTCTTCAATAATAATATCAAAATTATCTTGTAAATCAGGTTCATTCCACATTTTTTTTACAATTTCTGAGTTTGTTTGGTCACAATAAAATGTTTTTATTTTATCAGTATTAAACAATATATCACTATCAATATCGGCGCCGAAAATATAAGAATTAGGGAAAAACTCACACCAACCAAAATGAGATGCTCCTGGTCTTCCTTCAGCACCCATATTGGATGGGAGATTTACATTATTTGTTCCTAACCCCAATTCAAATACTCTTAATTGCTTCTCGCGTAAATCCTTAAATATACTATAATAAAATGTTGTATAGTTATGCCAACTATGTTCAATATTTATAGACCCTTTATCGCTTTTGTTTCTGCCCATTATTTCACATAATGGAGTACTTTTTTTTTCATCAAATAAATAGTTCATATAATATAATATAATATAATAACTATAACTATAAACGCAAAATATTCGGTATAAGCTCAGGATTGTTAGTTCTTCTATCAACCAAATTATTTGCTTCTCACATGGGCTTTTTAGACCTTTTCAATTTTACCATCCTTTATTAATAATCTGATGACAAGCAATTTGTTCAGCTTTTCGTTTGATTTTATGTTGTCCTTTACCCAAACAAACAAACAATTTTTTGTGTAGTTTCAAATGCTCTTGCATTTCATCATAATTTTTAAATTCGTCGATATCATTTGCATTCTCTGGGTCTTGATGGTGAATCGATTCGCCTATACACAAAAATACACCCATTTCAAACCCAAAATCGTCATAAGAGAGTTCAAGATAATGAGGAGTAACCTTGAATTCCTTTTGCAGCTTTACTTGTAGGATATTTTTGTAGTTATCATCATTCACGAGCAATGAAGTCCAATCGATATGTGTTTCAAAAATATTTTCTATGAAAATTTGCACCATTTGAAACCCAGGTCCTGTATCAAACTTCCATCCAGATTCTATTTGTATTTTATTGCAATCTAGAAATAAGGCTCCTATAAATGCTTCAAACAAACAACCTAATTTTTTTAAATTTGTTCGCATTTTTTTTTCTTCTGCATATTGTGAAATGATAAACCATTTGTGTAACCCCATCTCATAAGCAATGTTGCCAATCGTTTCGTTTTTGACAACAGCAATCTTTTTTTCAGTCATAAACCCCTCATTTTCATTTGGAAATCTTTTGTACAAATAATTTTTTGTTATTAATTCTAATACACCATCGCCAAGAAATTCTAGGCGTTCATTCGATTTAGTACTTAAAGGAACGCAATCATTATTTTGTGCTAGCGTTTGATAATCACAAATAGAGGATATGGTGTAAGATTTATGAATAAAGGCCCGTTTGAATAACGACAGTTTATTAATTGGAGAATTAATTCCGTATTTTTTAAGAATAGATTGAACATCATTCAATGTAATCTCAGTGTTTGTTGGATTAAAGGGATTATATTCTTCCATTAATTAATTATATTAATTTATTTTTAAATTAAAATATTTTTTAATATTATAATGGTTCTTTATAGTGCTGGAAAAATGGCTAGAAATGCTTGCAGTATCATGAATAGACCAACATGCGGAGGAGATAAAAAGGGTGGGTTGGCACCATCCGTGGGGTGGTTTAATGGAATGACTACATATCGCGCAAAGAACGCAACCAATACCCAATTTGGACTTGTCTGCGTGGGAAACTTTTCTAATCCATCGCAAAATGCGGCTCGTCGTGCAAGAATTGGTATGTTAGGACTTTAATGAACGTACCGTAAAACAGTATTGTCGTCATAAAATCCACTTTCTATTAAACTCTGAGTATAATCATCGCCGCCCCAATTAGGGTCTTCGGGATTAGGGCTTTTATCTTTTGTCCATTGGATTTGGTCCATTAAATCCAATGGTGTTTTGTCTCCCACGTCTTGGTCCAACGGGTCGAATGCAGGGAATGAATTTGTATTATACGGTTTATTACTTTGTGTCGCATCTATAAGCAATTCAGTCCCTTTAAACATTTCTAAATAAGTATTTTTGTCTGTATTTTTATGAACAACAGGCATCAATGGTGCTCCTTCTTGTAAATCTGTTGGAGAAGGACGAATTTTATACTCTCTGTCTCCTTGTGGATTATAAGATTGTTGTAGAAATAATATAGGACAATAAACACCACGAGCGCGTTCGCGTTGAATAAACCCAGAATATTCTTCCAGATTGGTAAAAACAATCGGATTTATTCCTTCTTGATAAGGTTTATTTTTGTTAAAGAGATAATAACCACCGTCCTTTTCTACCAACATATTCGGACAATTTTCATTATATGGAAGCTGTATCTCGACTTCATCCGTTTTCGATGTAAGTGGTTCTTTAAAAGCTGGTTTTATATAATAAAGAATTCCTAATATAAATGCGAAACATACAAATGACCAAAAAACAATCTTCATATATAATATGCAGATTATAGAAATTGAACCAGACAAATTAAATGAGATAACTGGTCCTATAAATAATGGAAAAACATGTTTTTTATTATTATATGCAGATTGGTGCGGTCATTGCCAAGAATTTAAACCGGTTTGGAAAAACATTCATTCGGAAATGAAAAATGAATTGGGTGGTTTGAATACCATTATGGCACAAATTGAAGAAAAAGAATTGAATAAAATAAACAACAAACCCAAATTTATGAAAGATATTTTGGGGTTTCCTACGATTCGTATAGTCGATACCAATGGGTTTAATGATTATGAAGGAGAACGTAAAAAAGAACCAATAAAGAAGAGGATGCGACAGAAAAAAAAAGGTGGAAGAAAAACGCGTAGAGGTAGGAGTTTGCGCAAGACAAAGCGTAAGAAATATTCAAGAAAATATATTAAAAATTGAATTAAAATTATTTCATTATTGCATTATAAACAATGTTCAAACTTTTTGATTTTCATGTCTATAATGAAACCCAAGAAGACTCTGAAGAGAGGCGAGATAACCTCACTTTTTGCATGCAGATGTTTGGTATCAATGAGCAACGAGAAACATGCTCTCTTTTTGTAGAGAATTTCAAACCATTCTTTTACGTAAAAGTGGATGATTCGTGGTCACAACGCACAAAAGAAGCGTTTGTCGAAAACATCAAAACGAGTGTAGGAGAGTATTACAAAGAATCGATTTGTGAATATGAGTTTGTAGAACACAAAAAATTGTATGGGTTTGATGGTGGTCGTTCGCACCCTTTTATAAAATTTGTATTTACTAACACTATGGTGTTTAACAAAGCCAAAAATTTGTGGTATTCTAAAGAAAAACGAGACGCAGATGGAGAAATCGTAAAGGATGATAGAGGATTCATTGTGCGTAATTTGTTGCCAATGGGATACATGTTTCAAGGAAAAGGCACCCATTTGTATGAGGCAAACATTCCCCCTCTCTTGCGATATTTTCATATACAAAACATAAGTCCCTCAGGTTGGATTGAAATACCTGCAAAATATCATCGTCCGCATCGTCACAAGAAAAAAACGACATGTACTCATGAATTTTATATTCCATGGGAGAAAATCGTACCTTTACCAGATAAGGATACAATGGTGTCTTATAAAATTTGTAGTTTTGATATTGAAGCCAGTTCTTCTCACGGAGATTTTCCATTACCAGTGAAAACCTACAAAAAATTAGCCATCAATATCGTAACGTATTTTTCGACACATACTATTTCTAAAAAAGATGTTCCTTCCATATTACGCGAACTCGTACTGGCAGCGTTTGATAGGAATTCACGATTTGCGAATGATATCGAGCAAGTATTTCCCAAGGAACCCGTAAGCGATTTAGAAACCGTCGTTGAAGAATGGTTACAAACACCCATTCACCAATATCGCAAAACATCTGCACTCAAGAACCTTTCTCTCATGGAACAATTACAAGACGAGCCAGAAGAAGATTCGCCCTTTTGGTTGAAAGACAAACCTTTTCGTAAAGCAGGTGCAACTGTGATAGATTTAATCCTGGACAAAGAATACGACAGGGATTCAAAAATCAATACGCTGGTTTTAACTTTTGACGGAAATTGCAACGGATTGCGGAACGCTTTTCCCAGATTGGAAGGCGATAAAGTTACCTTTATTGGAAGCACCTTTTCGTATTTTGGAGAAGAACCTTATTTGAATCATTGTATTGCCTTAAATACGTGCGACCCCACCAAAGGAACGCAAATTGAATCTTATGAGAACGAAAAAGATGTTTTGCTGGCTTGGAAAAACGTGATTAAACGCGAGGACCCTGATATCATTATCGGCTACAATATTTTTGGGTTTGATTACATGTTTATGTTTGAACGAGCCAAAGAGTGTAACTGTGAAGAAGAATTCTTGGACATGTCAAGAAATATAGACGAATGTTGTGGCAATAAACATGACGGCGAATATCATATTGAGGAATCGAGTATCAAGATTGCCAGTGGAACACACGAATTGCGGTTTATTAAAATGACGGGTCGTATTCAAATTGATTTATATAATTACTTTCGTCGCGAAGAAAGCCTCGGTTCCTATAAATTGGATTACGTCGCAGGTTATTTTATTGGCGACTTTATTACACATCACGAGTTTATAGAATATGAGGAAGACGATGTCGTGACAGATGTCACGCGTGTTTATACAAACAATATGACAGGAATAGCAGTAGATAGTTTTATTCATTTTGAAGAAATATCATATAGTACCGAATACTACGATAATGGAGCAAAATTCAAAATTCTTGACTTGAACAAAGACGAAAAATGGATAGACGTGGAAGGCTCTCTCGTGTTTGACGGAGGAAAGAAAATTCGTTGGTGTTTGGCAAAAGACGACGTCACCCCACAAGATATTTTCCGAATGACAAATGGTCCAGATTCAAATAGTGCTTCGCGTGGAATCATTGCCAAATATTGTATTCAGGATTGCAACCTCGTGCAACAATTGTTTAACAAAGTGGATATATTGACCGGATTCATTGAAATGGCAAAAATTTGTAGTATCCCCATAAACTTTATCATCATGCGAGGCCAAGGGATAAAGTTGCTCAGTTATGTTGCCAAAAAATGCCGAGAAAAAAATACGCTAATGCCTGTGATTGAAAAGGGAAGTATGGACGATGGTTATGAAGGCGCAATTGTGTTAGAACCCAAATGTTCTCTTTATCTGGATAATCCAGTCGCGTGCGTCGATTATGCATCGCTATATCCATCTTCTATGATTAGCGAAGAATTATCGCATGATAGCAAAGTATGGGTAAAGATATACAATTTAGATGGTATAATGATAGGCGAGCAAGGTGAAAAAGAAAATGGTGTCTTCAAATATGATAATCTTCCAGAATATAAATATGTGGATATTACCTACGATACTTATATATATGTTCGCAAAACACCGAGCGCTGCTGCAGAAAAAATAAAGTCGGGGTATAAAGTTTGTCGGTTTGCACAATTCCCTCATGGGAAAGCAATTATGCCTTCTATCTTAGAAGAACTTTTGATGGCGCGTAAAACGACACGGAAACTCATTCCACAACAAACGGATGATTTCATGAAAAATGTATTGGACAAGCGACAATTGGCTTACAAGGTGACGGCCAACTCTTTGTATGGTCAATGTGGTGCAAAAACAAGCGCCTTTTATGAACAAGACATTGCCGCCGCCACTACTGCGACGGGTCGTCTTCTTTTGACCTACGCCAAAACATTGGTAGAAGGTGTTTATTCTGACCGTATTTGTGAAACATCGCATGGAACTGTAAGGACACGGGCCGAATATATTTATGGAGATACGGATTCTGTATTCTTCACCTTTAACTTATCCACAGTAGAAGGCGAAGATATTCGTGGAAAACGCGCTCTCGCAATCACGATTGAATTGGCGCAAGAAGTCGGTGCATTAGCTTCCAAGTTTTTAAAAGCGCCTCACGATTTAGAGTATGAAAAAACATTCATGCCATTTTGTCTGTTATCCAAAAAGAGATATGTTGGCATTTTGTACGAACATGATGTCAAAAAAGGGAAACGCAAAGAAATGGGAATTGTATTGAAACGTCGCGACAATGCACCCATTGTGAAAGATATATATGGAGGCATCATCGATATCCTGATGAAAGAACAAAATATCAGTAGCGCCATTCGCTTCTTACGGACTTCGTTAAAAAACATTGTCGATAAAAAATGTTCCATTGACAAACTAGTCATATCCAAATCGCTAAATTCTTATTATAAGATTCCTCAGCAAATTGCACACAAAGTTTTGGCAGACAGGATTGCATCACGCGACCCTGGTAATAAACCAAATGTCGGCGATAGAATTCCGTTTGTGTATGTTCATCATCCCAACAAAAATGCACTTCAAGGAGAAAAGATTGAGACGCCTGCTTTTATTCGAGCAAACAATTTACAGATTGATTATTCATTTTACATTACGAATCAAATCATGAAACCTGTACAACAATTGTTCGCTCTAGTTTTAGAAGATATTTGGCGTGAAGAAAAAAAGATTTTGAAATTGCGTCAGTTTCAGAAAGAATGCAAAATACTACAAAAAAATGGAGATTATAAAAAATTGGAAAAGTTAAAAAACAAGGAGGTAAAAACCTTGTTGTTTGACGATTATTTACGAGATACAAATAATGAGAAAGAAGGAATGAAATCAATAAAAGGGTACTTTTCCTAATTATATAAAAAATGAAAAAAACCGAACTATGCTATTTTTCGTTTGAATATACAAATATTCCAGTAAATTCACATGAACATTTAAATCATATGGGTCATATTCACTCTCAATTTCTTCATCGCTGTCCGTAGCATTATCAAAATGGCCATATTCAAAACGCGTATGTCTTGTTGCGACATTTTCAGGACTGTTTTCATGTAATAAATCCTGTCGTATTAATTCTATGCACACTGTATTTTCATGACGCTTACATTCTTGTGCAATTTTATCAATTGGTTTTCCATCTAAATAATCCAACATTACACTTATTCTTTCTGAACTCGTCCATTCATTAAAATTATTGACACAAGTTGAAATCATTTTTTTTAATATATTATTATATTTTTATATTTATATACGTATATCATTTAAAATGTCATTTACACCATTTGTAATGGCACTACTAAACATTCGTGATGCCATATTAGCTAGTCGATTCAATGGGTCTGACTGAATATTGCATCTACACATAGGACATGTTGTTTTTGTTTCAAACCACCTTGTTAAATGTTCTTCTTTAAAAATGTGACGACACTGATTAATCATGAGTACAGCGTGTTCGGGTTGAAATGTCTCTAAACTGATAGGGCATGATAAATTATTGGGATTTTCTATTTCATTAAATATGTACCTTGTCGTTTCTTGAGCTATTATTTCTTGAGACAAATGTGTTTCTGTTCCACTATTGCCAGTATTGCCAGTATTGCCAGTATTTCCAGTCAGATAAAAATAAAATACAATATCTTCTTCGCGATTTTCAGAAGGTGGGACAGGACGACGATTTTCCAAAGACGATATGGGACGTCTATCTTCTCTCGTTTCATTTCTGTGTCTTTCATTGCGTACCGGCCCAGTTTCGCCTCGTCTTTCGTTACGTGGTGGTCCAGTTTCGCCTCTCTGTCTTTCTACTGTATGCCTACTCTCAATTCGCCTGGTTAGTTGTCTATTTTCATAATGTAAATTATCTACTAATGTTAATAGTGTTTCTATTTGCCTATTGTTTGCCCGTATTTGACTAAATAAATCGCCAATCATTTATATATAAATATAAATATATAAATGTTTAAATACATATTTTAAGATGAATTTCAAAAAATATCAAGGTGTTGGATTATCAGGATTGACCAATTTAGGAAATACTTGTTTTGTAAATTCGTGCATTCAAATTCTATTTCATACATATGAAATATGGGAATATTTCGAAACAGTGCAATCGGACACTGATGAATATACTTTAATGAAAGAAATGTCGGATTTAAGAAATGTTTTGTGGAGCAAACCATGCGTTGTTTCTCCAAATCGGTTTATAAGCGTTTTACATAATTTTTCATTAAAAAAAGGCAACACATTATTCTGTGATTTTTCGCAAAACGACGCCTCTGAATTTTTGTTATTTTTATTTGAAACAATGCATACATGTTTTCCTAAGTTTAAATTCTATGAAAAAATCGCCGAAGATAAAGAGATTGTCACTGTTTGTAAAAAACATGTAGCTAACGTAATAGAAGAAGGCAAATTTTCATTTATTAATAATATATTTTATGGTGTAAAAGCTAGCGTCATCATAAAAAACAAGGCAACAAGTATAAAACCCGAAGATTTTTTCATGATTCATCTTCCCATTCCAGAGAAAAATGAACCAACGATTGAAGAATGTTTTGATTTATATTTGAAAGATGAGTTATTAGATGGTGAAAATGGTATTCTCAATACAGAAACAAACCAGTATGAGGACATAATAAAAAAAACAGTCGTCTGTAAATTTCCAGAAATTCTTCTTGTCGATTTACAGAGATTTAAATTGACGTCACATTTGAAAAAAAAACAGAATATGATACATTACAGTGAAATATTAGATTTATCAAGATATGATTCAAATAAATATCAACTATATGCCGTCATCAATCATACAGGAGGTATTTATGGTGGTCATTATACCTGTTTTATTAAAAACCAAAATGAAAAATGGTATCATTACAATGATACAAGTGTAAAAGAATGTTCTATAAAAGAAATATGTTCGCCAAGAGCGTATTGTCTTTTTTATAGAAAAATTTAATACATGTAAAATATATGGACGAAATTTATATATCTCAAAAAAATATCATTATTATTGTTCTATTTGTTATTTGCATTTTTGGAATATTTTGGAGTACCACATTTTTTATTTTTTTGTGTGTTTTAATAATAGTATTGTTAGCTGTGAAATATTTTTATAATATCGACATATTTGTGAAATTTAATGACACATTAAATGAATTAGACGTCGATATTGTAGAAAAGGGACCCATTCTTCCTATATTACCTAAAATAATAAACGAAGTTTTTAATATTCCAGGAAATAAATATACATACGAAGAAGCAGAATCATTGTGCAAAGCGTATGGAGCAGAACTAGCAAGTTATACACAACTTGAAAATGCTTATAAAGATGGGGGGGAATGGTGCAATTATGGATGGAGTAAAGACCAAATGGCATTATTTCCTACTCAAAAAAGTACATATGATAAATTGCAAACAGTAAAAGGTCATGAAAATGATTGTGGAAGACCCGGAATTAATGGAGGATATATGGCAAATCCCAGTAATAGATATGGTGTAAATTGTTACGGGAAAAAACCTCCAATAACAGATACTGAAAAAAAATTAATGGAAGTCAATCAAAATTATCCACCAGAAACAAATTTAGACGTGGAAACAGAAAAATGGAAGAAACAGATAGATAATATTTTAATATCACCTTTCAATTCAAAATCATGGTATAAATTTTAATCTTTTCCGTAAAGTATTTTTTCTTTTAACACGCGTCTTAATATTTATGGGTCTTTTATTATGTGTCTTGTTTCTTTTTGATTTACGTGTTTGTCTTTTTTCCTTATCCTCTTGTTTTTCCTGATTTTCTTGGGGTTCATCCTTTTGCTCATCTTGGTCCTCTTGACCCTCTTGTTCCTCTTGCTCCTCTTGTTCCATGGGTTCAACCGGGTCGTCTCCAGCATCACCTCCAAATTTATCAATAAATTTATCAAATACAGAAGAATCGATTAATCCTCCCATTTGTATTTCTTCCGGTGGAACAGATTCTGTGTTTAAAAATAATAATCCTGCTGGCAAACTTTTTCCTCCAAATAAATCATCACTGTTTATCCTACAACTTATAGGTATTTCGTTATTGAAAAAGTTTGAATTTACTGTATATCCATCGCATGTCATATTACCGTCTTTATTCACAATCATATCTTTGTCGTCCATTTAATATATTCATTTTAAATAATTATATAGTTAACGCGCTCTGTACCTTCGCGACCTTTTACCACGAAAACGTCTTGACCTACGTCTTACTCCACGTTTCGCCCTAGATTTTCTTCCATAAAGTTGTTGCATTGCCAACAAAGTAACAGGAGGTATAGCTGCCATTAGATTCCCACCTCTCCTCGTACCTCGCCCTCCTGTCAAAGCACCCGGTAGTGGTTGTATTAAATTACCTGAATACATATTCGTGGAATTTGGAATTAACGCACCCGAAAGTTGTTGGTCGGTAGTACCGTAAATATCTTTCACATATAGACTCATATATTTATAAAATATTTTTATTTTTGTATAAAATTATTTCGCAATACTAACAACAATAATATAAGATTAATAGAAATAAGTATAAATATTAAAAAAACAAAAAAAATGATGCTGTAAATATATGGGTACAATTCACAAATAATTAAATCAGTTAATGGTGATAAAATTATCTTTATCTCGTTTTTTATATCATTACTTTTCAAAAGTTCAATACAACTATATATAAATTTTTTGTTGAACATAAAATTTATTGTGCAAATAATATTAAAACTTTATCTTAAAACACATTATGGAATTATTGGATATATCTAACTTTGATAAAAATCTACTGAAAATCAACATACCTGCATACAATGGCGAAACACAATATAGTAAATTAACATATAATGGAGCACCGATTATCATCCAAACGCCTACATCATTAACAAGACAAGGAATCATCAAACAGGGAAAAAAACTAGTTTGTGAATTAATGTTTGATTCGATTGAAACAGAATTTTTGCATTGGATTGAAGAATTGGAAAGCGGTTTGCATAATATGTTATTTAAAAAATCAAAAGATTGGTTTGAACAATCTTTTGAGTTGAATGAAATAGAATCTTTATTTAGCTCTCCAGTGAAAATTTTCAAGTCTGGGAAATATTATTTGTTAAAAGGAAGTGTAAGGGATTCTGTGAAAATATTTAATGATAATAATAGTTATGGTTTGACATATATGGACATTGTTCCTGAAAATAATATTATTTCTATTTTAGAAATTAAAGGAATAAAATACACATCACGAGATTTTCAGTTAGACATCGAAATAAAACAAATAATGGTTATTCAAAATGACCCTTATGAAAATAATTGTTTTATAAAAATGAAAACAGAAAAAGAATCACATTTAGGCAAAAAAATAAGCGAAACGTTCAAGGTTGAAGAAATTCTTAACAAACCGAATGTAATAGATACTAGTTTAAAGGAATTATCCTTTGAAGATATAGAAAATTCTTCCTCAAAAGAGGGAATTGAAATATACAAAGAAGCAAAAAAAGAGTTGATGGAAGCAAATGAACTCGCTAAAAAGGCGCAGTTAAAATTGAAAGAAATCAAGAAAAAGTATAATATAGATTCTGATTCGGAATAAACAGTTAATAAAAAATTATTTTATTATAAAGATATTAT